TTAAAGCGCACTGGACCCAGCTCACTGAAAAAATTTGAACTTTTCTTTTAATTTGGTTACATCACTTATCGAACTCATGCCTGTTCTATTCTGTCAAGGCTTATGTTTTTGTTTGTGTTGTACGCTTGCTTGATCCTCTACACTCTCTTCGTTGGATTTCACTTCTTCCATCCGAGGGCGTGTGCTTGGGTTAAGCGTAGTGTCACAGGGCGCGAGGAAAATCTTGACTTTATCTTAAAGGCAAGATACATCAATCGCGAGGAATTTTTCGTTTGCGTTTCAACTATCATTATTTGGATTGTCCTTCGTCACTGCTGGACTTTTCTCTCCCATGTCGTTTTAGTCGTCCTACCAAAAATTTTTTCCTTTGTTCTATCTTCAACTAAGATGGCCAGTCGAGATATCCAGGAGGCCTACCACAAGGCCGCCAAGGAGTTCAACTCTGGCGCTTCCAGTATAGGAATGGCTATTGAACATGCCAAGTCCAAAAACTGGGAGGTGGCACCGGATAAGTGCGAGAAGGCTATCAAGGAGCTTCTCAAGAAAGATAGCTTATATACGACCCATGGGGTCAAAACCTTGTTGCACATCAAGAAAATACCCAAGACTGTTGTGGGTCATTTTGATACAGGTTTTGTTCCCGCTGTTAATACCACCAACTCCAAACAGCCCTCAATATCACCCATTCCTTTGACACCTTATGTGTCGAAACATGTTTCAAGAATTGAGGCCGCAAAATCCAAATTTACTCAGGGCGTTGGAGGCCATATCTCCGGATATATCCCCCGACCACCGAGTGCCATAATCACCATCAGCGTGGTTTCCCTCAAATCCAAATCTTTAGTTTCCCAATCCAATGCCGGTATAACACTTGTGTTGGGTTTGGATGGGCGAGCACAGGAACCTCAGGACGCTATTCTCGGTGGACACTTGCACTTTGCTAAGGATTCCAACCTTGCTACTTCTTTGTTTTTCCCGAACTTGTCTTTAACATCTGAAGAGGAAAAACTGGATTCCTGTGTTCAAGTATGGACTTCTGCTCAGGGCTATAATTTAACTAGTGGTTTCGCTTCCTCCACAAACATATCCATGATTGGAGAAGTTTCTGCGGACGCCGTTGCCACTTCCATGTTGGTCCCTATGAGACAACACATTGAGGCAAGGAAGTTTGAAACATTGTGCCACGGTGGTCTCCCAATCCATCCCTACCGTGCGACGGAAAATAAAATTGACACTGTTGAATTGGATTGGACTTCAACTTCCACATCCATGGAATTTGATTCTAGTGTCGATGGTGTTAGCCTGTGGAAACCCTCACGCACCAATGGAACGACTTCACTGCGTTTCACAGGTCTCAAAATGAACTCTGTCAAGGAGGATGAGGAACTGCATTTCAGCGATATTGATGAAGGTTTTAATCCCCCAAATCCGCGTGAAAGAACCCGAGCTTATGAAGAAGGTTTGCCCGAAGATATCGCGGAAACCCAGGATTTGCTTGATGGACAGGAAAGACTCATTGGTGAGGCGTGTGTTCTATCTAGGACATTCACTCTTCCCGATGTTGTTGATAATTGTCAATTGATCGGTGTTATCAATCTCTTTGAGGATACTGATGTTGCTAATTCGGGGGAACCATTGCTAGCCAATCTACGCACTGCCACAATTTTTATACCAAGAATCCAAGTGCGTGTGCGGTATTCGCTTCCGTCAGCCTACAATTGTCCGGTCATTGTTACTTGGGACGAGGCTCGCTGTATTGTTGAGGTTACTGACACAATTGATCTCACCCAACTCCCTCACATTATAGTGACCCCAAACAAGAGCATGCAGGAATCCTCCATGGATCTCTCTTTGAATGGAATCACAGGAACTTACTCCCTTGCTAGGGTGATTTCGAGGCGTGCGGGAAATCTCCTCGTCTCATGCACCAAACATGATTTTGCCGAAATGGTTGGCGAAGCATCGGTTACCATCGAGGCTTGGTTGATGCCGGGTACTGTCATAGGGAAAGGTATTAAACGACGCCCTGCTCCAGAAAGGCCCATCCTTAACCTGGATCTTGTTGAAAATTACCACACACCACTTCTGGAGGGACCTACGGATCTTGGAAGTGTCATTTTGGACTCCAACACGGAGCGGTACAAATGTTTTTCTCTCTTCGTGAAACCCGGTGTTGGAGCAGTTACTGATGATAGGATGACCACTAAAGGTTCGACTATCTCCAGTGTCTGTTCCCACTGGGCAATGTGGTCGGGTACTGCTGTCGTTGGGGTCTCCATTTCAGCCAGGAGTAGTGTTGCGGGCCAAATGACCGTGTATACGGTACCCACTGGGACTTTTGTTCATGATATCAACCGCTCAGTCTGCAACCAATGGGAGCGGCGAATCATCAAATTTAATGGGTCTGATCACCACGAGATAACCTCTTCTGCCAATTCTTGGTTGGGTGGTTGTTCTACCATGGGAGAAGCTTTCATGGGTTCAAAGGATCAGAATGGGAGCTGTATGATGTTCGTGATTTTCATAGATGATCCTCCGACAAGTTGTGCGGGTTATGATTCCAGCGTTCAAGTTTTCTTCTCTCTCAAGAGACTTGAGAACTTGAATCTCTTCGAGCGCATCACACCGCAGATTTATCGTGCCAGCCAGCCTTCTAAGGCGCTTGTACAGCGGAAGCCCTGGGTGGAACGTGTAGTCAAGACCGCTCCGACAGGTGCTGTTGAGCAAAACTTTGGTGTTCAACCCACCATCTTTTACCGCATGTACACCATAAGGAATATTAAGAGAGACAAGCCCGTTACCTGGATCTTACCCTTCTCTATTGCTGAACCGCTTCGTTCGAACTGGAAAAATTGCAAGGTGACGAACTATGAGCACCTGGAGAAAGGTAAGGATGAAGAACCCCTTCTCATAATTGATACCACCAATCCTTATCGCTTATTGACGCAGGGTTTTTGCTACTTCTCGGGGGAAATGCAAGCTTCAGTGAGTGTCACCTCCACTAAGAAGAAGGCGGGTTCCTTGGTTGTTGGAAGGTTTAAGAGTCCCTATTTCACAAAAGAGATAGGGTGTGGTCAGAAGGATGCTGATATCTTTGGTGGTGGGCTTATGGAAACCGCTTCTTTGTTGCCGGGCAATGTCGTCTATTTGACACAGCCGGCCAGACCGTTTGTGCGCTCCAGTTGTCGGCCCGACGTTGAAAAATCCCACCAAGCTACTCTGGACGTCCCATCTTACATTTGTATTATAGTCCCGGCAAATTCTGACATCACGGAGATTGAGGTAGGCTTCAATATGAATGGACCTATGGAACTCTTTGGCCACGCTCTTCCTCAACCCGTGGATTTGCCCAAGAGTCAAACCCATGGTTATTTGCCGGCTCTCACTGTTCTGGATGTGAAACCCGCCTTCCCTTTTGGGTGGTGGGACATGGTTAACGAGAGGGCTATAAAACTCTTGAGTCGCCAAATGACGCCTTCTCTGGACGTTGCGAAGCTCAAAACATCACGAGGGCCTATGAAGGATGACATCTTTAGGATGTACCATGTTTTTGAAATGGCAGGAATAGCTGAGAAGAGCCATTTCGTGAGTTTCTTGAGACCCAACTTCACACCTCATCAAGGGTATGCCATCAACCTCCAAATATGGGTTGGAGATTCACGGGACAAAATGTTTGAGGTTATTTGGCGTTTCGATTCTTCCATGCCCCAAGGATACATTACCACGTATGTAACAGATGGCAACTACGAGGGTTGGAATTTGAACACGTGTTGGAAAGCTGATTTTGATCGGTTCAAAAGCCGTGAGCGTTTTAATCTGAGTTATACCAGGGACAAAGGCCGCATATACCTCTTTGATCACAATAATGTCATTGGGTACATCAAGGATTTCAAGCCAACCCTTCACTGTGTCTTTGGCTGGGAATATCAACTTGACACGAACGTCATTAGAGTACCCAACCAGTATCAACCTTACTCTTTCAACCCTTCGGGCGGGTATGTTAGACCAGAAATGGACGCTATGGAGCAGAAACCCCACTTATTACACATTCAGCACACCAACTTTCAAAGTAACACACATCTTTATGATCGTTGTGTGAATTATGACCATTCCAAGGGTCCTGTCCGGTTCAGTGATTGTGGTGGTTTTGATCCGAGCCTAATCAACCCGGCCGTTGAGCAGAGTGATCGAGGTAGTCTCCAGAAAGGGGAAGAAATTGATGATACAGTTGATCATGGGCCTACTGAGCTTCTATTGTCCGATGTTAATTCAGGTGTCCCACAAGTACCCCTACATGCCAAGATTTCTACCGGGGATTCTTCCCAAGGAGAAAGCGAGGGGCCCATTGATTACGAGTCTAGAAGAGAGCCCGTTGAGAGGAACAGGGTTGGAATCTCTAATCGAAAGAAGCACAGAAGAGGTAGACCAAAGCCCAACCATCCTGGCGCCCTTGGTCAGTGATTTCTCTTCCCTTGTTTCTTCTTTTGGGTCCGTCTGCCTCGTCAAAGCAGGCTTTCTAAGGGAGAATGTATGTGGGATTACCTGACTTTAATTAGTTGGGCCCATTTGTGTAGGAAGGAACTTAATTGTCTTGACCATCCCGCTACCATCCGTGATAACACGGTTCAGGGAAACCTGGTAGTCCCGTGAATTGACACGGAACAGCTTCTCACGCCGCTGTATAATTAAGGTTCGTGAGCCCATTCCCGGTTCGAAGGAATAGGGTTGTTGGTTCCCATAACCATCCAGTAAGCGACCACGACTGTGACAAAGGGTCTTTTAATTTACATGTTGTAGTTTAGTGACAATCCAAGCGGAAAGACGCTGGGCGCCGACAGTTCTCTATGTAGGACACCGGCTCTTGGTAGTTGGGTGTAATAACCCTTCTTTGCCCCTAAGTGGGATGCCAAGGAACACTGTAAACAGTGCCTCCTGTTAGCGAGATCAGGTGACGATCCAAGCCCAAAGAGGCTGGTGGTGTATTCTTCACTAAGGCGTTGGAGTCTTGGGAACCCCCATATTGGTCATTACGGTGAAAGATAACACGTGAATATTCTTTCATCTGTGCTGGTATGGTGGGGGGCGTGATCCCTTTACTTGAAACACATGGAATAGGTTCTGTGGTGCCTTGAACCACAACCCAGTCCATCATGACATTAAACTGTTTGGAGATGTCTCTGCCATAAGTGAGACTAGGACGTGAACCGAATTTCACCAACCCTCATGGAGGGAAAGCTGTGATGGTGGAGTAGTGACCCACTTCAGCCGGGTTATCAATTGTTTTTCTTCTAGTGGTGACGTACTAGAGTAACCTGAGGTTCGCCCGATCAGTGAAAGGCTTTGTGGACACTCCTAAAGATGTGTCAGTTTCACCATGGGGAGGCTTGATGAGCCCATGGAATCCTACCTGAAGATTATAACTCAGGCTTGGTCACTCTGGAACCAATAAAATTCTGGAGACCGCTCTGATGGTGAGCTTTGTTTTACCATTCGTATTGCTGACGTTACAGCACCAAAAATAGTAGTTTTAGATAAAAGTCTTTAAATTTAACTAGCATTTAATGTCGACGAGTTTCGGCATTCTAACTGTAGACTTAACTTTAGATAGATGTAAATATG